TCGCCTCCGTTGGCATCCTTTTAAAAGTATTACTCTTAATATTTTTAAAATATGTGCCAATCCATTCGATGCTTATTTGTCTCACTGAACTGGAATCAAAATTCCTTTAAATGGTTTCTATGAATGTCCTCCTAGCCTCCAAAAAAATTCACCTCTCTTATTCTGTTGTAAACTTCAATAAATTCCACCTCATCATACCATGTTGGTGATTAGACAGTTATCCCTCTCATTTAAATAATGTGCCCATTCATGACTGTTACTAAGTTACTTATATTTCTCATCACTATGTAATCCTCATCTTCTATATTACTTGTTTAATTTGTGATCATTAGTTTATTTTATAATCTTTCTATATCTGGTCCCATACTCAGCACTCCGTGTTAATTAATGTAAAAGATAACCCTTAAGAACACCCCACTTTCACTAGCCAAACTCGGTTTACAAATCATGTTAGCTAATTGACTACTAAATTATATCAAACTTCTATCTACTGGTCTCTGTACAACCAAGAGATTATCGTCTCCACATACCAACATGTTTCTTATATTGTTTTTCTCTCGCATTCTTAATAATAAATGACATCGCAGATTTGTTATAAAATTGCCTAAAGCGGTTGTTGGTTGACCGGTTAACCTGACACCAGAATGTTTGCCTTATATAGTGTCCGTTGCCCATTACCAATGTTTATGCACGTCTCTAAGTACATCGCATACTTCTTTATCAAGACCAAATTCTTCATACAACTAAATCTCAACTTCCAGTCCAAACAAATTGGTCTCCCTGTCTTACTTTTCCAAATCATTTTCAATCAAATAACATCCTTACAGATTATTACATTACTCTTTAAGTTTATCATTAAGCGTCTATATATTATAACCCTCTGCGTACACCACCCACTTTTGAAGACATCTTTTCATTTCTTTCTTAAGTAGTGTGGTGGCTGGCGACATTATGGCTGACACCCCATATGAGAACCACATTATTAATCTTGATGTCACTTCGTGCAAATCCTAAGTCCCCGGATCTTTAACCAAGCTTTCAATCTTTTCATGCACTTTCACTTTGTATTAGTCCCAAACCTACCTTATACCAACATCTTTCTTTAAAATATTTACCAAATCATGGTATTTCCCTTCTGGCCTTGGATGTTCCTAAACCCATTTTAAACTTTCTTGACTATCATATTTAATCTTAATACCGCTCTTCATGCTGGTATTGAAGAAATTATCTTGAATTTTTAATACCCATTCACCCACTGTGTTTAATCCCTCCATTTTTATGGTTCTATCTTTTCCCCCATAAATACGTTAAATAATCGCCTTCTCTTAACCATTAATCATATTAGGGGGTTTCCAGTAACTGTTCACCATTTCACCGTCATACACGTCTATGTTCTTTTTCTTTTCCATTAGCAATTGCAAATCCCTTACGCCCACCTAATTCTTGTCGTTAACGTCTTAAAGAAAACCTTCTGGTAATGGGTTTGGGCCCTTTTCCATAAAATCTAACATTTGACTGTAATAATGGATGTCCTTTTTGTTCTTTTCTATGATATATAAATTCTCCGTGATTTACTCTAAAACATCAGTTTGAAACTCTAAACGTTCATCTATCTCTTAAACAAAGGGGTTGTAATAGCAAACGCTATCTATCAAGTTTTTCAAAACGGTGTCAATCTTTGAGTAATCGTAATCAACTTTCTTCTTTTCTTTTTGAATGTAGTGTTCCACATTGAACATGTATCTCTGTTAATATGATTCATAATTACTCGAACCACCTTGTATCTTCCTCTAATAAAACTTACCATCGTATAAATCCACTAAGATTTACTTACCATTCACCACGATCAAAACGTACCGTTTGTAGGTAGTATCATCTTACAACTCATATTGAGTGAACCGCATGTCAACTTTATGATAAATTATTGACTTCCCCCTCATTGACAGTTTATTAAAAGTTTACTCCGTTACCATATCGCTCGTTATTTGTAATATATCTTATCTTCTCTTATCTTTAACTTAAAGCTGCCCATTCCTCGTGATTTTACACCATGGGATTAACTTCTAAACATGCTCAAAATCTCTTGGTTAAACACAAAGACTGCCATTTAAATATGTATTGAATTTTCCTAACTTGTCTAATTAGTTTTTTAATATGTCTATCAATATATAATTACCATTGATGCAATAATATACTATTTGTGGTTTAATTATTTGATTATAATTCAAGTCAATATCGGACAATGTTGGTATCAACCGTTGAGTCACCCCATTATTCTCATCATAATATACTATCTTATCATAATTATCCTCGACGAAATTCCTCAATTGTTAATTCCAATGATGTTAATTTAAATCCAACTCATCACAATAAACTCTATCACCGTGTTGAATTATTCCATTCAATTAATTTAATTCACTTAATTCAACGAATTGACAGCTAACTCCTTAATTTTACAATAATTTGTGTTAATCTTTACTCAATACGTATACATCTGTTTTCTGTAAATTACCTTTCACCATGTGATTTATTATTCGCATCCTTGGATTTATTATTACTAATTCTTTTTAGATGTCAATGTTACCACCTTAAAGAGTGAATACTTTAATGGAATCCCCACTTCGCACTAGTGTTACCAATACCATTTAATCTCTCTATACAATTATGTAGTAATGGTTACCATCTATCACCCATTTGGCTTGGGTTAGGGTGAGTATTGAATCCGCGTCCAAATTAGTGAATTTGGAATCATTATACACCCTGATTTGCAAACAGGGGTATTAAATCAATTTACCCCAATGAGTATTTCTGAATCTATTCTTTAAGGCTTGATATTAATTCACTCTAATATTTTAATCCTGACATAACTTTTCAATGTGATTACAATATAACAGCTCTTACATCCTTAGACCTAATCTGTTTAGATTGACGTTTGATATTTTATCACCGTATGATTTAATTTGACATCTTGATTATTTCACTTATATACTTTAAACATTTATATTTGTCACTGGTTCTACGTGTGAGTGTGATGATTAAACATCACAATACAAGAAAATTGATTACTATTAATCATACCCATAATGTTAGTAATCATAACAATCAGAAATTTGTGTTTTAGATAATGTTATCACTGAACCATAAGTTTACACCAATATACCTATTAAGATCTGGAGATTTGTCATACTACTGTCTATTTTCACATTATAATAAGAGGCTGTTTATTCACAACAGTAACCGCTTTCGTCTTATCTCTTCGTTATCAAACATTAAACTATTCCGCTGCTCTTCAATTCTTCGCGTGTTACATCTAACATTTACTCACAAGTGCGAGTTGTGTGTCTATCCAGTGATTTGTCATTTTACGGGACGTCATTACAAACGGCGTAGAGTTGCCCTTTCATTATTATAACCAATTTGTATGAGTCTTAAGTATATCTATAATGCGGATTTATATTACTTACAACACCTGGCGGAACTATTAATTATATCATATCATGTTAGTTTTCCACAATGAATGTGTCTCCGATTTCTTTCACCTACACTCGTTTCGTTTTACCACAAATGATGTCTGGTTTAGTCTTTTACCCTAGCCACCAATTGCAACTGCAGTAATCTATAGATTAAACGTTATGCATTGATATTTTCCTATCATTTTAATTATTCTAATTGTAACTCAATTATAATACCACTAAATCATTATCATATTATCGCTCCCTCTCACAATGATTTAATAATCTCACTTTCGTACACTTCTTTATACTAGCTTTCAAGCGGTTCACAACTTTCTTCAAAAAGTTACTCTTACGCAATTTTATTGCTTAATTAATGTATGATTACATTTCCTGTGTATCATACTTTGGTCTATGGTCAATGCGTCTAGTGTATTAAATGTAAGCCTAACCCCAATTCTTGAAGTCATAATTGGCGTTCTCTCCCAACCATACCAACAATTATGACACACTCATACCTGTAGCTTCCATAAACTGTTTTTCAAATACCGGTGTAGCTTGGTCTGTAATTTTTTAAATCAGCTGCAATCCAGTTAAGACGTCTTTGGTGTCAATAATCGGTACATAACTCTACACCCATTTAACTAATTAATGAATGTTATCACTTAAGTTATTACTGCCTGAGAACGTTGACTTATATAATGAATAAACAGCCAAACATTACTCATACCATAGCTAGCTCTTCATGAATTAAGATTCATCTTTAATATTTTGCCAATTTTTGTACTACCTTATCCATAGTGATCCGAATACTTGAAGCCAATCTTGTACATTGTAGGCATTCGCTATCAATTTGATTATACATTTATTCAAAAAATCAGTACTGATATTTGTTTTTACGATATGAGTTAAATTACCGTTGGTAATCAATTCTGATAGATTTGCACTGGCTCTATTCCACACTATGACCGTTTGCTTTTACTCAAACACCTGGATTGGTTTTGATTTGATGTTTGACTCAGTACACAATAACCAACAACCTGCCTTGATCACTGGTATAAGGTTTCTATTTCTCATCAAAACTAATGATTTTTCAATAAAAGGTGTTAAATCAAATTAATAACTATTATAGTCTACAATACCATTTTCCTAATCATTCCACGGATCCTGTTCCCCATCTAAACATATCCAAATGAGTCCCCTTTAATCTCTTTATTACATATCCCAAGCTTTCCCATAAGGTAAATGCCCGTTCTTGTAATCCAAATATAATTTAGTGACGTCTTGTGTCATCAAATATTTTGAACCATCCCATAAATTCCACGCAGCAGCTATACAATCAAGCATTATATCCAATTTGTTACCTACAACGGTCTTAGATACTATATTATATCTCAAATTATCACAATGCTTCAACATGTTTTATAGAGTAAGCTAGTTGATAGAACCTGGCATAAATGATGGCAGTAATACATTTAACTTTTGTTTAGCTATTTCTGAATCTTCGACCAAGTTCAGGATAGTTTAAATGGGCTAATGTGCTACTGTGTTGTTTGCCATATGCCACTCTATTGGTTTATTTAACTATTCAGTCAACATTTATTGAAAATTACTACGGTGGTAACCCTTGGTTAGATGCAAATTCGATAGTTTAAACATCTTCACCCCTCTTTACCACCTCTAATACGTCTCTACATAATTGTGTGACGATGTGACCCAAGATAATTACCACAGCTTCCATAAGTGTGTAAAGAATTCATCCCAATCATACACTATATTGAAGAATTTACCATCTTACTTAACATTGTCCCAAATGACATAGACATTGGGTCTCATATCATAAGGCTTATAATTATTAATTGTTAAAATCATGGTAGGCCCTATCGTATTATCATGTATGGTCATACCTTGTGGATTGTTAGATTTCACCATTTATATGTAGTCACCTCTTGATTTTTAATCGTTAATAGAGCCACCTACCATTAATCTTTCAGCGTAGAATGCTACTATCTAAGACACGGCTATTTTGTTTAGTCCGTTAAAAAAACTACTCATATATTCTGGGAAATCAGCTTTTCCTTCTAATAACCATTTGATGAGCAACGGTTATATTTGAGGGTATTAAGTTTCTTGATTTACTTTAATTTTGAACTGTTCCAAACCGTATGGTCTTGATAATATTAATTCGTTAAAACCATTAAAACATATCACAATACCTGAACATGCACTACAACCATCTCTAAACAAATGTAGGGATAACCTGATCTATGTTATACTCAAATCACCCCCGCTTAATCTAGCAGAAAAAGGTTTCCATCCCGTGTTTGCTAACATCTTTAGTGCTGTATACCTTTTCCAAAATGAGAAATCAAATTTAGAAACATAAAGAGTTTTCCAACCAATGGCCACATTGGTGACAGTCTCCACTTTATTAGCTTGTATATACCCATATTCCGCCTTCAAATCTGTCATACTCATCTTAATATCTAGCATTTTTCCAAATACCTCTCTGACAGAGGAATTAGCTATATTTGAGCTACACCATATAATCTTTTACAATCTTATTGAATACATCACGCCACCCGTGGGGGTGTTCGCCAATATGCATTCATTGTCCAAGTCCCAATCTAATGTCATATAATTCTCCTTAAAGAGACTCTTCCAATGTGGTATATCCTACTTTAAAGGTATGCAATTTATTGGACTCAATTCACTCACGTCGGTCACACTTTTACATTGATCGTCATTTTCTAGGTTTTACAACCTTTATAAGCCACTCATCACTTTACTCAAATCTTAATCCACAAATTTGTTTAGGAACCAATTTTTAATTGTTCCATCCGGGTTGAGTAATTCCATTAAATTAGTCTTTTTCTTATTGTTCTGTCTTGGTAATTTGAAATATGCAGATACCGTCTGAAGTATCATGTCCCTGCAATTTGTGTTTAAATCTGACCAATTAAACTAAGTAAAACAAAAGTCTAATTTGAATTCAAACAAATAGAACAAAATTAAACCTTCCACAATTACCATCAACTCATTTTTAACGGATTTGTAAACGAAACCTTTTTATGCAGCTAACTCGAGACATTTCGGTATGAAAACATTACCGCCTAACGTTAATTACTTTAAATCCATTGGTTTCTAATATCTCATGTTGGCTAAATGTTAAATAACCGGGTGTATTTCATCATCTGTTTGCTGCAATCTGGTCACACATTCTATCTCTTCTTGTTCTATATTATATTACCAACAGCCTAATCTGTAATTTAAGTTTATATTCAGATTAAAAAGTTCTTAATCTTTACAGTAAATATGGATATTTTGACTTGACCTAGTTAAACCTACAAGCAAATATTACTATGACTATATAATACTCGGTGTACTTTGTTAATCCCACCATTACACCAGTAGAATAGTATGGTATTACTTCCCTTAAAACTCATGTATTGTGTACACGTTTTAAACGTTATAAATATCTTTTATTTAATTTTTGACATTTTGCATCCAAGTTAATATCACACAATCATCCGGTATATTCATTCCATCTAAATTATCGATCTTGGTCACTGTGATGACACTGGCTACACTATTTTAACTCTCCATTTTTAAAATTTTTGGAAAATGTTTTATAATTGCCTGTGGCACTCTATGACTTACATTTAGGGTTTGATCTGGTTATTTAAAATCTATAATGGTCTTTGGTTAATATGGTCCCCTTATCGTTTGAATCTCTATCGGGTTGATCTATTCTGAGTCACCGTAACATACTAAATGTGGTGATACACGTGATTAAATAAAAGCTAATTCTGACAAGTCTAATTGACAACTTTCGTCAATATAAGACACCTCATATTTACTGGGTCTTCTCATCACGTTCTCAACCGTTCGTATCTCATGATTTGGTAACTTTTCCATCAGTGATTTTTTACAATCACGTGATTGACACAACACCACTTTACTCCTTTGATCAGCCAGGAAATCTGAACATAATTACCTGGTTTTCCCGCTACCAGCACATCCAGTTATCAACTTGATTTAATTTATGTTCAATGCGCTATCAGCTATACTATTTAAGCGTAATATATTGGATGACCAACTCTCTTTCACAAACATAATGCCACATTTTTAATGGTTTTCTTTAGTATTCAATTATAATCTAATTGTGTCACTACTTTCAACAATCTTAATTATTTAATATCTGTATGCTGCAGTATCATTTTTGAAAGTCAAATATAGTATATCATTCGCCTTTAACTTTAAACTTAATAATTTCGTAGTCTTTTACAATAATACCACGCCCTCTTATACTTATGCTTCTGATACTATATAATTAGACATTTTCGCCATATCTGCTTTATTTAAACTGATATCAAACTTTGCCATATTTAGCGATTTAGCCAATATAATATTATAGATTTCATCTTCACAACTTACAATCGGTTTAAATTATCGTTACAATAAATTTCTGTTCACAACTTGTATGTAATCGTAAAAATCATTCACTATTGGATTCGTTATGTTTATTTGTATTGGTTAATCCATTTAAATTACTTAAAGATGTCTTTCAATCATCGCATTTGCATCCAACGGTATTTGATTTATATGGTTATAATTGAAACCACATTCTTCAATTATATCTTTCCTTAACTACTCATCGCATTTAATCACTCTTTGATAAACCGGATTGATCACAATTAAAGTTTTAATGTCAAATGCTGTCCAGTGTACACCTCGATCATTGTATAACAATACGAAAACTTGGGACCCAGAATTCCTCACATAATGTAATTGTTGATTAGTGATTATTAATAGATTAAAACCAGTACTCTTACAGTAGGTATCAATATCAAAATTAGACCACCACCCCTCATTTCTTCTGCCAAATCTTTCTATCCATTCTTCCAAATCAATATGAATTCCTTAATTATATAATGCATCTAGTAAGCAATAACCATTTTAATCATACTGCTTTATATCAATGAGTCGTGGTCTTTACACGATATCAAACAAACCCTCGTTTCCTGTGTCTAATATATTATATATTTCTTCTCCTATTACCTGTCTTCTTTTCATTATAACTTATAACATTTCACTATAATCACTCTCGTCCATTGATTTTAAGATATTTTCTTTAACGTCTATTTCCTTTTGTTGGACTGGTTAGATGTTGTCTAGATGGAAATGTTTAAAGACTTTGTAAATAATACCTTCTTTTTGATCATTTTTTAATGGTATTTGGTCACACAAATATTTAATAATGCCATTTCCCAACATTATGGCCACGCTTTACAACAATTTAGTTAAGTATTCACTTTATGCATAATCCCAAGACAATAATTACATGTTATTCGCTAATTGTCGAACATATTCACTTTCGGAATCCAGAATAGTGGTGTACATTGGTATTACTTGAGTTAGAGGTTCATCACATTTTTAAAAGGATTATAGAATATAATATAAATACATCTGTCTTCTTTTTTTATTTTGTTCTCTTTACCAGTAAAGTCTAGCAAAGTGTAATACCCCGAAATGTATATTTCCTGTTTAATGTTGCAATCTAGCCCAAGTCACTGGATCACATAAGTTGCCGATGATTTATGGTATTTTCACCGTGGTATTCTACCTATTCAATATTATCGTCTACTTGTGGTGTGCTTGAATATAACATAAATAATAAAATCCTATATGCACTAGTTGCCAGTTTTCTTGTTTCTCTGTCACGGCATGCTCTGCTATTATGCCACCTGTTTGTTTATTATAAATTTTAACTTTCGACTAATCTACATCGAGAAAGATATCATTGATGGTCACTATCCACCCTTCTTTCTTAAGTTTTTCCATCACCTTACTTTCAGCGTGATATAATCCATCAAAACTGCCCAATGCCATAGTTTCTTCAAAGAAGAAATTTGGATACAATATCTTCAACACGTGACGCTCGTCACTTGTTAAACATGGGACTGAAAATTTACAATCCTTAATATTGTTTAAGATTCTGCGGGCTGTTTCAGCATCGACGACATCGACTAACTTGCCCGCTAAGTTACCTTGTCGTTTTTGTTTGTTATCTGTTGAATTCTGCTTCCTTTGTTACATTATTATGTTTACTATAATATTTTAATACTGCAAAAATCTAGTGATTTTTCAAAAAAAAAAAAAAAAGAAAACTGGCAACTAGTGCATATAGGATTTTATTATTTATT